CGGCAGGAACTAAGACTACGCAAGTGGCTACTACTGCTTTTGTCATGAACTCTACCGATAATGACCAGTTCATTCTTGCAGGGCAAATTTTCTAGTAACGTATATACAGGAGATAAAACATGGCAACATTTAACAAAGAACTGCTTTCAGAAAGCATTAATGGTAAAGCAATTAAAGTTTCGGCAACCGCAATTGGTACCTCACCAACCCCAATACATACGGCCTCAACTAATCCAAACGTGTTAGATGAGGTGTGGATTTATGCCCAAAACAATCACACAACGGACCTCGCATTACGCCTTGGTTTTGGTGGCACAACAGATCCTGACGACATCATTGAATACACAGTAAAGACAAAAGGTGGATTGTACCTTATTGTCCCAGGTTTGATTCTAAAAGGAAACGCAACTCCTCTAACCATTAGAGCAGCTTGCGCTACTGCAGACAAGATTTCTTTGTCAGGATACATTAACCGAATTACAGCATAATTAATAACTATGTCTAGGTCCTTTAGAGACACCAGTGGCGGTAAACAAATTAGTGGTGGAAGTCTATCTCCACGCACTAGAAAGGTTAACTCTACACTGCAGGTTGATTCTGTGCGTCGTGGTGGTGGAGTTTCTCCAATTGTTTTTGATTTTCTCGTCGTAGCGGGAGGTGGTGGCGGTGGAGGTGCTGGCTTTTGGAACCTCAAGCAGGGCGCTGGTGGTGGCGGTGGAGGAGTGCGTAGTACCTTGAATCAAACTGGAGGTAACGGTGCTTTGGAAAGTCAAATTATATTTACTCCGCCAAGAGTGTTGACCGCAACTGTTGCTGGAGGTGGGGGCACAAGTAGCCTTGTTGTTGCTGCTGGCGATGGTGCTGTTACAAAAACTTGTACTGCTGGTGGCGGTGGAGGTGTAGGCGGTGGCGTTGGTGCCGCTGGCAACAGTAATGGCGGTGGCGGTGCTGGTGGAGGAGGAGGCGGTGGCTATGAAGGTGGTCAGGGAGGAGGTGCCCGTTCTGGACAATCTGGGGTACAAACTACCATTACTGGTAGCAATGTCGGGTATGGTGGCGGTGGTGGCGGTGGAAGTTACTATGGCGGAGGCACTGGTGGAGTTGACGGAGGAGGAAGTGGAGGTGCTGGTACCCCAAGCGGAGGTGCTGCAAATACTGGAGGTGGTGGCGGTGGAGGTGGCCGAGACGGTTACAACAGAGCCTGGTACGGAGGAGCTGGCGGAGGTTCTGGAATAGTGGTTGTTAGAGTACTTGCTGGTAATGAAGCAACATCAACAACTGGTTCTCCCGGTATTACAACTGCTAATGGTTTTACTGTGTATCGGTTTACTGGTTCAGGTACGCTGACTTGGTCATGATTAAGCAATTTGTAGCACTTAGTGGGTTGCCACGGACAGGCTCTACTTTGTTGTCGTCTATCTTGTCGCAAAACCCTGAGATACACGCCGAAGGTAATTCAGCGGTGTGTCAACTAATGTGGGATATGCAACAATCGGTTTTAAATTCTGAACAAATTGAAGCTAGTAATAAAAATGTTCTTGATGCTTTAGTTAGGTCTATTCCACACACTTACTACGCTGATGTCACAAAACCAATCATTGTTGATAAATGTCGTTCGTGGACTTTGCCAGCCAACGTTCAAATCCTGAATCGCTATTTTGATAATGCACCAAAAATTATTGTTCTTGTTAGACCTCTCGTTGAAGTTGTTGCCTCATTTTTAGCTTTAAGAAAAGCAAATGGTTGGTCAGATATGGAGATACTCCTTGAAGATGGTAGCGAGCCTATTATGCGCTCCCTTGCAGGAGTTGAATGGGCAAGAAAGAATAACAACGGAGAGTTCCTGTTCGTAACCTACGATGAGCTTGTTGACAACACACAGGAATCACTTGATCGCATATATAACCACTGCGGTTGGGACCCTTTTGTACATGACCTTGACAACATTACAAATCACTATAAAGAAAACGACGCCGTATATGGACTTATCGGTCAGCACGATGTTCGCCCTCAAATTAGTCGGCGTACAGTAGACATAGATTTGCCTGATAAATTAATTGAAAAGTGCAATCGTCTTGATGAGTGGAGTTTGTATGGCTCACTTTGCTAAAATTGAAAATAACATTGTTACAAATGTGATCGTAATACATAATGATGTTTGTGGTGACACTTTTCCAGAAAGCGAACCAATCGGTCAAGACTTTATCATCAATACATTAGGTCTTGATGGTGAGTGGAAGCAAACAAGTTACAACCATAGTTTTCGTAAACACTTTGGAACTGTTGGGATGGCGTACGATCCTGAAGCGGATGTATTTATTTTGCCTCAACCATTTCCTTCGTGGAAGCTTGACAGCAACTACGACTGGAAACCGCCAACACCACTTCCTTCTGATGCATCAAATACTATTCGTTACTATTGGGATGAACTAACCAAAGCTTGGGTTTCGGCTGATTAATGACAGCTTTTGTTTTACACAAAACAGAAGACGTTTCAAAAATTGTTGAAATAGTAAAAAACTTTGATCAAGAATGGCTTGATTACACGTTTAGGCAAGATACTTTTTTTATCCATAGACATACCCACACTGTAAAAATAACTGATTTTGATGCTAAACAATGGGAAGAAGGAAGCTATAAAACAAATAAGTTTATAAAATGCGAATATAAATTTATATTAGAAAATAACGAATTAAATAACTCATTAAAGCCTATTTTAGACTACTTAAAAAACTTACATAATGGGGAACTTGCTAAAACTATGTTTGTAAAATTGGCTGCTGGTAAAAAAATCAATGAACATTATGACGATGGCCTATACCTAAACTTAGCTAAAAGACACCATATCCCAATCATTACAAATGATGAAGTTTGGTTTTATGTTGATGGTATAAAGAAGAATTTACGTCAAGGAGAAATATGGGAAATAGACAATACCAAACTACATAAAGTTGAGAATTTAAGCAGCCAAGACAGGATCCACTTAATAGTAGATGTTATGCCCAATTCTTACATTGGGCAAAAACCACCTATTTGTTAGTGTAGGGTTGGACTTTGGTATAATTAGCCCATACATTACAACATTATAAAGAGGAAACATGGCCCAAGCATACAAAGTACTAGCACAATCTGCCCCTGCAGCCACAACAAACACGGATATGTACACCGTTGGCGCTGGCCTACAAATCGTGGCTTCAACCGTAACTATCTGTAATCGTTCGGCATCTGCAGCTACTTACCGAATTGCTGTTCGTAGCGGTGGGGCAACTTTAGCCAACCAACACTATATTGCGTACGATGCCACCGTAGCGGCAAACGACACAATCGCTTTAACTCTTGGTATTACTCTTCAAGCAGCAGACGTTATTACTGTTTACACTTCTAGTGCAAGTTTGTCGTTTAATATTTTTGGTTGTGAAATTACGTGATCTACAGGGCTGTAAACGCATCAATAAGTCGTTCGGCACAAGCTAAGTTTTCATTAGAACGTTTTACAGGAAGTAAACTTAAAAGAACTTATCGCCTTACTTGCGGAGACAAGGATGTCTACACGGGAGTAGATGCTTGCGTTGGGTTTAATCTTTACAGGTCTTATCACGACGGTGTCTGTGGAACCTACGGCACCTTGTACCAGAGCAACAGTGCTACTTGTGGGTATGTTGCTCCAGCGCCAGTTAGTCCGGCTCCAGAACCAGTTAGTCCAGTTTCACCAGTTAGTCCAGTTTCGCCAGTGGGTGTTTCTCCAGTAGGAAGTACAAATTGCACTTCTTGTAACGGTATTGCAAGTTCTACATCTGATTTTGGTGTTTGTGACGGAAATTATTTTAAATATTACAGAACATATTATTGGACAGCACCATACGGAAACCCTGCAGGGTGTACTACTTGTCCAGCATCAGAAACGCAGTTAATTGCTTCAACCTATGACCCAATGCTTTGTCCTTGATAGTATAGATAGCCAAGGGGTTTTATGTCTAATATAAGTCAACCACAAGTCAACATGGGAATGATGAAATCATTTGCGGTAATAGTAGATGGCGAAGTTGCTTTTACTATGAAACATCCAATCAGAATAGAAAGCATAATTGCTGCTTTAAGTTCAGATCCTAAAATAGTTGAAGTTCCTGATGATCTTAAAGACAATGTTGAATTTGGTTGGACTTTTGACGGAACAAACTTTATCCCACCATCGGAGTAACAAATGAGTCCTTGGCAAGAATATAAAAAGAAAATAGGAACTGCTCGTCCCTGGCAACTTTTAGATCCATCTAATTATGTAGATGAGAATTTAGAAAAAGAAAGGTACGACATATGCCTTTCTTGCCCAGAGTTAATTACTTTAACAAAACAATGCAAACAGTGTGGTTGTGTTATGTCTCTTAAGACTAAATTAAGGAATGCAGTATGTCCACTGGGCAAATGGTAGGAGAGGATGAACTTGCCCCTGGAATAGTTGTGTATTCTTACAATAGTGATAAGGCAAATGAATGGCTCTTAACTCTAAAAACATATTCTGAACCACTTTTAGCTTATGGAACAGTGTATACAAAAAAAGAAGATGGCTACCAATCAACAGTGAATTTAGACCATAGAAAATGTAAAATCTTTTCTGGAAGTGATTTGCCAGGATGTCATGTTGAAGATCCTCTAAGAGTGCTTTCAGATCAAGTGCATACTTTCATGGACGAAAATGTTGCAAAGTTTTGTAGTAAGTACAGTGCTCATGAAGCAGTAAAAAACCATGATGCAATATTTTTAAAGTATGAAACAGGAGATTTCTTTAATAACCATAACGACGATTGCCCAACATATCCTAGAACTGTTTCTTCTATTGTTTACTTTAATGATGACTATTCTGGGGGTGAGCTTTGTTTTAAGCATTTTAATATTGAGTACAAGCCAAAACAGGGAGACTGCTTAGTTTTTTCATCAGCATTCCCATACATGCACAGCGTTAAGCCAATACTTCATGGGACAAGATATGCAGTTGTTAATTGGTACAAATACATATAAATAAACTAAGGTAGGATTACTTATATGACTCTTGCAGAACTTACAATCCCAGCGCCAAACCCTGGTCCTGCGGATTGGAACGATGATGGTTATCTAATTGTAGAAAACTTAATTCCAGAAAACCTAATGCTTGATTACGAGCGTTGTTGGTCAGAAAACAATTCTGAACGACCAGGGGGTTGGCCAGATTGCACACCATACCGACGACATCCTGAGGTTATGGATATTTTGACTTACGAGGGAATTAACAACACAATAGAACAGTTGATTGGTGAACCTGGTGGTGTACATCTAAATTTAACTGGTTGGGTAACAACTAGACGCAACTGGCATCAAGACACATACTTAAATCCACCGCACGTTGGCGATTACTACGCTGCCGTGTGGATTGCATTAGAGACAATCCATCCTGATTCTGGTCCTTTTCAATTTGTTCGTGGATCACATCGTTGGCCCGTTGTAACACGAGAAAAGATTCTTGATGCCCTAACCCCAGAAGAACGAGACCACACGTGGCCCAAACACAGTGAGCGTTTGTTGACTCCTCTTTTTGAACAAGAAATTGTGAACCGTGATGCAGAAGTAATTACGTACCTTCCAAAGCGTGGAGACGTTTTGTTTTGGCATGGTCGCTTGCTACACCGTGGATCTGAACCTAATATTGTTGGCATGCCCAGAAAATCTTTAATTGCCCACTACTCTGGGATTAATCACAGGGAAGACATGCCTACAGCATTACAACACAATGGTGGTTGGTACTTTCCGATTGATGGTGGCAATGTTTCTTAACGCTGGTTGTGGCACACACTATGCCAAAGGTTGGGTAAACACCGACGTTTGGGAAAATGAAGAGACTAAACCCGACATTCGGGTAGAGCCAGGTAAACCGTATCCGTTTGAAGACAATACTTTTGATGCCGTGTTTATGAGCCACGTTCTTGAGCACATCCATTGGGGAGACGTTCCGGCTTTCTTGGAAGATATGTCACGTGTGGCAAAACCAGGTGCGCCAATGCTTATTATTTGCCCAGATGTCTACAAAACCATAAAGTTATGGCACGAAAACAAAATGCCATGGTGGTTGGTTGAGTCTGTCATGGAACACGCTGAAGTTGCGCCAGAACATTTGCAAGATGTTGAATGGTGGGATGGGGCTACACACCACTGGAATGCGCACGAAAAAAGAATAGAAGATTTGTTAAAAAAGATGGGATTTCCTAATATTGAAAATGTTTTTAATTTAATACCCGACGGTAACTCATGGAATGACCACCAAGTGCCTAATATAACTTGGCCTGTTGTTGGTAAAGCCGCTTGGCAATTGTGTTTAAGGTTCACCAACAAGAAATAAAATTTATGCGCTAAAATGTGGTGTGAAATTTAAATTCCGCCCTATTACCTTTTTACCTGTATTTATTTGGTTTGTTTCATTATTCAATTTATCCCTTGTTAAAGCTGCACCAGAACCAGGGTTGAATGTAACTGTCTACAACAACTTTGGTTACAATGCAAGTCCTCCTCTTCCAAATGTTACAAACAGACCCGTACAGTGCACTACTACCTACCCAAACATTGATCAGACGTTTAACACTGTTTGTAATCTTTATGATGACTTTATTGTTAAATATGAAGGTTTTATAACTTCACCAACTGATGCAACAATCATCTTTCACCCAACTGCCGATGACGGAACAAAGTTATATATTGGTGGCACATTAATTGACAACAATTGGTACGACAAAGGCGGTGGTGGAAACTACAGCACTGCAGTTGAGTTTACTGCCGGAGTTCCTAAACCAATAACTTTTTGGTATTACGAAAATGGTGGAGGAGCTTGGGTAAATTTAGCATGGGATCTTGGGGGAAGCTTTGTAACCGTACCCTCTGATGCTTTTACAAAAACTTCTGAATCTGCTTACACGACGACAACTACGTCTACTACAACTGTTGCTCCATACTTCAATGCAGTACAAAATCTGACGGCTACGGCAAATAATGACGGAAGTGTTTTTCTTGATTGGGATGCTCCAGCATCAAGTAACACTGCCCCTTACATGTACAACGTATTGTTCTATGACCTAGTAAACGGTCAAGAAACAAGCGGTTGGGGAGTATGGACATATGCAGCAAATACTTCGTATTCCCTTGGACCTTGGATGTGGCCTGGCACAACTGGATATGGACCAGTTCGTTTTAAGATACAAGCAGGAACTGCTCCATGCGTTGGAGAAGGTAACGGTTCGTGTTTATACGGTCCTCAAGCTTCAGTTGATGCAACTGTAGTTGAGCCAACCCCTACAACTACAACTTCACCTTCAACAACCACTTCAACAACCACAACCGAAGTTTCCACGACCACGAGTTCATCTACGACAACCCTTCCCACAACAACGACCACAACCAGCGAAGTAACTCAGTCAAGCACAACCACATCAGTTGCAAGTACCACGACAACGACAACCACAACAACTCCACCAACGACGACAACAACTGAAGCACCTTATACTCCTCCTCAGACTACGACGACTAGTCCCACCATTGAGACTCAACCCGTAACCACCACAACCGAACCCGATACCACAGTTGACGAACCCGAAACCACAGAACCAGAAACATCTACAACCGATCTTCCCGATCTTCCTGAAGAACCTGTAGAGACTGTTGAGACAACCATTCCTGAGACAGTCGTTCCTGATCGCGTAGACGAGATTCTTCCCGACGAAACAGAACAGCCAGAAGACATATCATGGCCGCAGGAAGATACAGAAGAAACAGAACAAGAACAAGTAGAGGATTCATTAGATGATTATACCCTCCCAGAAGACGGTGAGGCAATCATTGCAGAAGAACTGGATAGCATCATTGATGAGGTATTTACTGAGGATGTTTCGGCAGATGTATTTGTGGAAACACTTACCACCTTGCTTGATGCTGAACTTACAGATGAGCAATTAACTAAAGTTTTAGATTCTGCTTTCTCCGAAGAAGCTTCGGTTGAAAACATGGTTTCTGCATTGGACGCAATTCTTGACGGCCCAATAGATGCAGAAGATTTGGAAAAGGTAATGGATGCGGTTTTTGACGGCGATCTGTCTGACGATGAAACAATTGCTCTTGCCGAAGAGGTGCTAAAAGGAGAGCTGACTGCCGATGAATTTGCCACTGTAATTGATGCAATTTTTGACGAGGTAGTAACTGACAAAGTTTTGATTGAAACATTTACTGCTGTTTTGGAAACAGAACTTAACAAAGAAAAATTTGAAGAAATAGTAAATGTCCTTGAATCAGAAACTATCTCCAATGAACAAGTTGCTGAAGTAGTCACTTTGATTATTGAACAGGAAGGTGGAGTTAATGCAGAACAAGCAACAGAACTTGCCACAAGTGAAAAAGTGTTGGAAAGCATTGACGGCGAACAAGCAACGGAAGTGTTTGATGCCGTGGTTGCGTCTGAGGTGTCGCCAGAGGATGGGTTAGCAATTTCAGAAGCAGTTCAAGAAGCACCTAAAGAAGTTAGAAAAGCATTTGAAAAAGAATTAAATGTTTTTGAAGGTGTATTTGATGTGTATGTTCCCATGGGTTCCAGAGTTCCAGTGGGTGATCGCCGTGTCATCGTTGGCGTAGGTGCTGTATTATTAAGTGTCCCAGTTCGCGTGCGAGTTGGGTGAGGTTAACCAGTTAAAACCGCATTAGAGGCCTCTAGGAGGCTATTACAGGCGACAAAATACCACATGGGCTACTTGATAGCGGACTTTATCAAAACGAGCGTATATGGAGTTTTATGGAAAATATTAAAAAAGAGTTAAAAGGCCTGATTTGGACTTTAGCCGGAACTGGGTTAGTTTTAATCACCTTGTCTGGAAGTACTCGTACAACTGGTATTTGGATCAGTATTGCTGCTATAGTGCTCTCACTAGGAAGTGCGTATTTATCTAAAGACGAGTAAGGATGCATGAAACGGAACACAATAGGTTTTTTAACGCACGATTGGGCATTCGGAACAAAACCACTACAACCTAACGGATGCGCTTGGTACAGATGTTTGCTACCAATGCGAGAATTAGAAAAGCACGGTTGGAGAGTCGGCATTGGTTTGCCACAGTTCAATAAACAACACGGCTTTGGAATGATTTTAAATGAGAACCAGGCCGTGCATGGTTGGGATATTTTGGTGTTTAAACTTCTTATGAGAAAAGAAGTGGCATCAGCAATGCCAATTGCTAAGGCCCTTGGTCAAAAGATTGTTGTAGACATTGATGACTTTTTTGATGGTTTAGATGAAACTAACCAAGCTTATGCTGTCACTGACCCAAAAAGAAATTCAGAAAACAACAGAGAACATTACAACTCTATTATTGCCCAAGCAGATGCGATAGTAACATCAACACCATTTTTGTACGAGTATTACAAAGCAAAATATAAAAATGTTTATCTTGTACGCAACGGTATTGATTTACCTCGGTGGGTGCGCAGAAAAGACAGAGCAGCAAGTAGACCGACAATAGGTTGGGTAGGTGCAACTCCTTGGAGGTCTAGAGATTTAGAAACTCTATCTTCTTGGATTGGTCCGTTTATGAAAAAAAACAATTTATTGTTTCACCATTCTGGGCACACTAGAAATTCTCCGTTAGCTAGAGATCAATTAAAGATAGACAAACAACGATGCACGGAAACTCCGCTATGCCCAATTAGGGAATATCCCAAGCTATTTAACAAGATAGATATTGGGATTGTTCCGCTAAATGATTTGCCGTTTAACCACGCTAAGTCTTACATCAAAGGACTTGAGTACGCCGCTTCTGGGGTTCCATTTGTATCTTCCTATTCTCCTGAATATGAGTATTTAGCAAACGCTGGTATTGGCAGAGTGGCTCGTAGTGCTGAAGAATGGCAATACCATTTAAAAGAATTAATCAACCCACAACTTCGCAAAGATGAAGCCGACGTCAATTACGAAATATTAAAAGAAAACTTTACAATGACCCAAACTGGTGCCGATTGGCACGAGGTAATGCTTAAAATACTGGCTTTGTAGATTGTTCTATAATATGAGCTATGGCTAGAAAAAGAGGAATAAATCCTGAAGCTCGTGGTCGCATACGTGCTGCCCTCCAAGATGCTAAAGATTCTTTTGCTCTTGCGTCTGACGAAGCCAAAGAAGCTTTGTTCTATCCTGAAGAAAGATTTGATCCATGGGTAGCTGCCACACAAGGTGCTGACAATGAAGACCCTAGTCAATTAGGTGAACGAACAAACGGACAAGACAGCACACGGTTGTTATCTGCTCAATATTTCTTCAACAAAGAAACCCTAACCGGAGATATTTATGTAAAGTTTAGAGGACAGGCAAAGAGGACAAATGGACCTTATTATGTATTTAATAATGTTCCAGCATTTGTCGCAAAACGTTACATGACTGCATTGTCCAAAGGTAAAACATTTAACACGATGGGACTATCCGGAGGGTATACGCAAGACACAACTAAATACTCTTTAGAACCAGCAACTCCGTTTGGTGCAAAAATCCAAAAAGGTAATTATGGAAACGTTCCGCCAATCCCAGGAGTTCCTAGAGCTAACCCTCTTTCCGAAGAAGCTTACGAGTCAGGTACTGGAATCCCACAACAATCAGATTAAAAAATAACGCTAGGCTGCACAACATGTCTATTAACACGGTTCACGGTTTTTGGTTTGTCTATTGGATTATTCGTGATACCGCAACTAAATCTACGCCCAAGTTGGCCATCGGCTGGCTTCGTGAGTTGGGAGGGTATTGGCGTGTAGGAAAGGGTATTCAACTTAAAACAGGAAAATACATTACACAAGTTGGCGTTTGTAGAAAACGAAAATTTACCAACGAAGAAGAAGGGACATTAAACGTCCTTGAAGGTAGGATGATGGCAACACCTACTAGTGAGATTGGAGATTGGCGTTGAGACTGTTTAAGACCAACAAGTTGTTGACTGAAGAAAAAGAAAGAACTCGTGCGCAGATGCGTGCGGAAAGACTAGATACTTCTTCGTTATACACATGGATGGACAACTCCATCATGTCCTTGGGTGCTTCTTTTGATAATTGGCGTTTTAAAGATGCGCCAGCATCAGAAGTTGCTTCATGCATAGAAGCCATTGCTGTGGTATGGTCGGAAATTGAAAAGAGGAAAAATGACCGACACAAGTAGATCACCAGAAGAATTAAAAATGGACAAGGTCGTAGCGATGCTACGAAAGATGGCAAACGACATTGGGTCGTTTCCACGGAACAACATTATTAAACGGGAAGACTATCGCCTGATTGCTGACGTTGACGACCTTTACAACTTTTTAATTTGCGTTGAAGACCTTTACGAATACCACAAAGGTTTGGTACGTCCAACGGAAGTACATCCAGACCAACTATCATTATTTGAGATGTAGTGTATCCTTGTATGAATGAGCGAAACACTAACTGACGAACAATTACCTGAGGATTTAGTTGAAGAATTAGACGAAACCTCGGCTGAATTTGTAGAGCAACTCGTCACAAAACTAGTTTTGTTCACAGAGCAGTTCTGTGATGTTGAGTTTTTTCCTTATCAAATTCCCATTGCTTATCGGGTAATTGAGTCTATCGTACTGGGTGACGGCGAAGAAATAACGTTAGTTGCAACTCGCCAAAGCGGTAAATCAGAAGTTATTTCTAACGTGCTTGCATCAATGATGGTCATTCTTCCAAAGCTTGCTCCTGTATACCCAACGTGGTTGTCCAAGTTTAGTAAAGGGTTTTGGTGCGGTGTATTTGCTCCAGTTGAAGACCAAGCCGACACGGTGTTTAGTCGCATAGTTAATCGTTTAACATCCGATCACGCTTTGACATTCTTGCTAGACCCAGAAATTGATGACACTACAAAAGCTGGTGGTACACGAGGCAAAGGAAAGATTCTGGCTTTAAAAAATGCTGGGTCGTTATGTCGTATGCAAACTTGTAACCCCAAAGCCAAGATTGAATCTAAAACATATCACTTTGTGCTAATTGACGAAGCTCAGGAAGCCGACGAATATGTGATTGCTAAGTCTATTAAACCGATGTTGGCGTTTAACAACGGAAGCATCATGTTGACTGGTACGGCTTCCCGAACCAAATCTTATTTTTACAAGATGATTCAATACAACAAACGACGGATGACCAGTAGCAAAAAAAGTATGCGAGATTGTCATTTTGAATATGATTGGAAAGTTGCGTCTAAGTACAACCAAAACTATTTGAAGTTTATTGCCAAAGAGAAGCTCCGTATTGGCGAAGATTCTGATGAATTTCAAATGTCGTATTGCAACCGTTGGATGCTTGAAAAAGGTATGTTCGTCACCGAAGAACGCATGGAAAGGTTGTACGAACCGTCTATGCCGTTAGTCAAACAATGGTGGAGAACTCCTGTGGTTGCTGGTATTGACGTTGCTAGATCAAACGATTCTACGGTGGTAACAGTTGTTTGGGTGGATTGGGATCATCCAGATCCATTTGGTTTCTACGAACATAGAATTTTAAATTGGTTGGAAATTAACGACCAAGAATGGGAAAGCCAATACTTTCAAATTGTTGATTTTCTGCGCAATTACGAAGTTTGTAAAGTTGCCGTAGACGCTCAAGGTGTTGGTGGTGCGGTTGCCGAACGTCTTCAAATCCTACTACCCCACATAGAAGTAACGGCTACTTCTTCTGATTCAAAAAGCCAGAACGAAAGATGGGTACATTTAACGGAATTAATACAGAGAGAACAACTTATTATTCCAGGGCATTCAAAAGCCCGTCGTACTAAAATGTGGAAAAGATTTAATCAACAAATGAACGATTTGGAAAAAGTTTATAAAGGTCCATATATGTTGGCAGAAGCCCCCGATGAAAAGGGAGCGTTTGACGACTACCCAGATTCCCTTGCTCTGGCGTGTTCTACCACCCTGCATGACACCATGCCTACAATCCAAGTTGGGGAAAACCCGTTCTTTAAATAATGGTATTCTTTAATATCCGATTAACTCTAAGGAGTGACACATGACAGTATCACCAGCACCTATGTTCCCAGAAGTAGGTCGTAACGAAATTATGTTTGAAGGCGAGTACGCCCCAAGCATTCCAGGCAACAAGGGTCCGCTTCGCTTTGAAGAAGGCGTTGCTACAGACACCGACGTTCCAAACGACTTTGCTAAAGGCGCATATGAGGACACAGCTCCATCGCCAATGCGCATGAACCAAAACAACCCGGAGATGTTCTACAAGCATGCCGCAGACACTATGCGTGAGCGTGCACACGTAGGTTCAGCTTCGTGGGTTGAAGCACCATCAGTGCTTAGCGAGTTTGTGGAAGGCGCCATGGCTGGCGACGACATGCCGAAGTGGGAGTACTCCTACAACAGCGGTGGTCACATGAACCGTCCAAACGTAACTGTTGTTAGCGACTAACAATGGAAGGCGGAACAGCTTCCGCATCTGAGTCCGGCGGTCTTGAATCTGGAGACAGCGGTCTCACAGGAACGCAAGAGCTATCTGAAAGTATTGCGCAAACTTACGGGTTAAGCCCTGTTGGAGCGTTTAACCCACGAGGTTATAAGAGCAGAAAAGGTATATTTCAAACTCTTGTTTTGCGCACCCCACCAGCATCTGCTGAGTTAAGAGAACGACGACACCCGTTTGTTCTTAACTCGTATTTAAAAAATACATTGGGAGTTTCTGTTTATCAACCAACGGGTTACGCCATGCCAAAGAACTTAGCAGGTTCTGGTTTGCAACCAACCTCTCTATCCAACCAACAGTTCTCAGAAGAACCTGCGGACCCAGTTGATTCTGCGTTTGGAACCCAATCTCCGCATTTAGATTCTGGTGTCCGTGATGTTGAGAGGCCAGAGGAAGAGGGACGCTTGAGCAAAGAAACAGATCTTCGTAGGCGTGCATTGCACGTTGAAAAAGGTCGCAAAGACAAATACGACTACGGGAGTTAACAACATGGCACGTGAATACCTAGAAGACATTTTAAAACAAGTATCTGTTCGTGATATGGATAAAGTTTCTCTACCAATGGCTAGAGGAAA